TCGCGTTGACGAAAGTGTTGGTTGAAGACGGCGACCATATCCGTATTGGTCAAGTTTATGCTCGACATCTCGCTCAATCACTCATTGAGACTAAAGAAACACTCTGCGCAAACATTTTGAACAGAGCATTCAATAGTTCTTATTTGGGTGGTGACGGCGTGTCGTTGATCAACACTGCTCACCCAATCGTGAACGGTACATTCAGCAACCAATTGGCAACTTCTGCTAACTTGTCTCAGACATCTCTCGAACAGATGTTGATTCAAATTCGCCAAGCTGTTGACAATAACGGTAAGAAGATTCGTTTGGTTCCCCGCCAATTGGTGGTCGCCCCAGGCAACATCTTCCAAGCTGAAGTATTGTTGAAATCTGTATTGCGTACTGGAACAGCAAACAACGACTTGAACCCTGTCAAGTCTATTGGTTTGTTGGACGAAGGCGCGGCAGTATTGTCTCGTTTGACTTCATCCACTGCATGGTGGGTCCAGACTGATGCTCCTGAGGGTATGAAACTCATGATGCGTCGTCGTTTGGAGAAAACCATGGAAGGTGACTTCGAGACTGACTCTATGCGTTACAAAGCGACAGAGCGTTACATTCCTAACTGGACTGACCCTCGCGCAATGTACGGTACAGCAGGCGTCTAAGCCTACAGGGGGGAGGCCAAAAACCTCTCCCCATTTTTTTAAATCTGATCATCATGAAAAAGTTTTGTTCTATTGATGGATGCGAAAATGAAACAAAATCAAAGGGTCTTTGTAAAAAGCACTATTTGTTTGAGTGGCAAAGAGCAAACATTGATAAGAAAAAAATTTCTAATGCTAAATACAGATTGAAAAATAAAGAAAAACTTTCTGAGTACAACAAAGAATGGTTTTCTTCTAACAAAGCAAAAGCTTCTTTTTATGCAATGAGAAGATATACTGCAATCAGAAACAGAACGCCAAATTGGTTGAATGATGATGATTTATGGATTATTGATCAAGCATATAAATTGGCTGAATTAAGGAGTAATTTGTTTGGATTTAAATGGCACGTTGATCATATCGTTCCACTTCACGGTAAAAACGTATCTGGTTTTCATGTCCCAAACAATTTGCAAGTTATTCCTGCTTTAGATAACTGCCGTAAAGGCAATTCTTTTTTAACCTGAACAAACTTTTCAAGAAGGAGTTCACAAAATGCCTCAATTTTCAGATGACCTATTTCTAGGCCCTGCCCAGACATACATGGGTTTGGACTTATCGCAAACAGAAGGTATTTATACTGGTTCTGTTACCTCAACAACAATGACCATTACTGCTCTACAGAGTGGTGAGCCATTAACACTTGGACAATATGTAAGCGGAACTGGTATTACAGCAGGTTCTTACATTACTGCCTTTGTGTCTGGTTCAGGTGGTGTTGGTACATACACACTCAGCGCATCTTCAAGCGCAACAGGTTCTATCACAATCACATCTTCAGGTGACGCATACTTAGGTGACCCTGCTCCCATGGATTTGGGTGTTGGTCCTCTTGGCCGTGTCTACGTTTGGGATTGTGTTCCACAAACTTTGCAAGCCGCAAACATTGCCGCATCACAAACTCCAGTCGCATCAGGTGCATTGACATTGACAGCAGGAACTTCTGCTAAGTCTGTTGTTCGTCCTGACGGCACAAGTGTTATTCAATTGAATACACCCCGTGCATTGCAAGTTGTTACTGGTACTGCAACAGGTTCTGCCTTGGCAGGTGTTGCAACAACTGGTACTGGCGGTCAAATCTCCTTCACATCTAACTCTAGCGTGTTCACTGGTCAATATGTGACCGTGTCAGGTACAGCAGGTGGTACAGGATCAATCACTGGTTACAGCAACCCCACAACCTACATTTTGTCGGCTGTGACTGCTACTAGTGCAACATTGACTACCACAGCAGGTGGTGCAGTTGTTACCACAGCGGGTACTATTACTGGTTTGACTTTCACTTTGGGTGCCGCACCTCGTGCAGTGACTATCAGTGGTTACGACTACTACGGTCAAGCAATGACTGAGACTATTACAAGTAGTTCATCAGTTAGTACTGGCGTTAATGGTAAGAAAGCCTTCTACCAAATCAGCGGTGCAACCATTGCAGGCGCCCCAGGGACAACCATCACCATTGGTACTACCGACATTTTGGGCTTGCCAGTGCGTTGTTTTGATGCAGGTTATATTGTCAAAGTGGGTTGGAATAATACTCTTGCACAAGATGCAGGAACATTTGTTGTCGCAGACATGACAAACCCCGCAACGTCAACAACTGGTGATGTTCGTGGAACTTACGTACCTTCTTCAGCAACTAACGGTATCAAGCGTTTAGTCATGACTATCGCACTGCCAGGCATCGCTGTCGGTCCCAATGCTACCCGTTTGGGCGCATTAGGTGTCACTCAAGCATAAGGGGAATAAACCATGGCTAAATCAATGAAAGGCGCAGGCGGGTTTTCCCAAATGCCCAAAATGATGACAGATGAGCCTTCAGTTATTTTGAAACTGAAAAAAGGCGGTCATGTTCATAAAAAACATGAGCACAAAGAAGAGCACGGTCACAAGTCTATGCATCACATGATGGATGGCGGCGTGATGAATGCTCTGGCCGCCGCTCCCCGTGGCCCTATGCCTCCTATGGCTGGCATGGCACCCAAGCGCCCTGCAATGGCTGTTCGTCGTAAGGCTATGGCCGCAATGCCCACACCTTTGATGAAAAAAGGCGGTAAAGCCAAGCACCACGCTGAAGGCGGCGATATTGCTCAAGACAAAGCCATGATCAAAAAGGCTTTTAAGGAGCATGATGCCCAAGAGCACAAAGGTGGTAAGGGTACCAAGTTGCACCTAAAGCACGGTGGTAAAACACACCACAAGTTTGCTAAAGGCGGCAAAGTTGGCGACAAGATGGCCAAACACTTGGATGAGTTTGAGACCAAGACTACCATCGAGCATGATGAAAAGCCTTACGTCCAAACTGAAATGCATGATGGCGAGCACCATGATAGCGTTCACGGTACTGGTTCGGTGAAAGAAGGCAATGCAGGTGGTTACAAGCGTGGCGGTCACGCACACCACAAGCATGGCGGTAAAGTTCACCGTGTTTCAGGACACCCTGAGGGCTCACATGAGCACCACAAGCACATGGCTAAACACCATGCCAAGATGCACAAAGAAGGCGGTTCTATTCATCATAAGAAGATGATGGAGCACCACAAAGCTATGTGCGCTGGTGGCAAGTACGCCATGGGTGGAACGGTTTCAGAAAAAGTTGCTGACCGTTTTGAAAACACCATGATGGTTGATGGTGAGCATCACGATAGCGCCCACGGTACTGGCGGTGTGCGTATGAGCAATGCTGGCGGCTTTAAGCACGGTGGCAAGGCTCATCACAAACACCATCACAAGGCTGGTGGTTCAATCGACAAGTACGAAACCCGTGATACCTACGAAGGTGGCAACTGGGAAAACCGTCCTGCTGATAGCACACCTAAGGGCAAGACCAACACCAAGACTGGTGAAGTCAAAGAGTCCAATGCTGGTGGCTATAAGCATGGAGGTCATGCCGCAAAAAAGCATTACGCCACGGGGGGCTCCGTTAATAAAATGGGCTCTGCCGTGGTAATGCCCCAAGCGCATAAGCCAGCATCAAAACCTGTACACATCAACGAATTGTCTGGCACCTTTAAGAAGGGTGGTAGAGTAAAAAAGTTTGATGAGGGTGGTTCTACGGATATGTCCAATGGAGGCTATGATTCTGTTGCAAGACAGGATAAAGCTGACAACGTAGCAATGAGAAACATGATGTTGAAACCCATCACAAGTGGGATTAACATGGTTAAAAATGCTATGGGATTTGGTACTCCACCCGCAGGCAGTGTTACCAAGAGTAAAGAATCGGTAACAGTGACGCCACCACAAAAAAAACGTGGCGGTAGTATCAAGCGTTAAATAAGGTGGGGGCTACGGCTCCCACTCTTTAAGGAAAAATTATGAGTAACGGAATTGTTTCATCAGTTACGCGCATGGGTGCGTATGAACCATTTGATCTTCAAGTGGCTCGCGGGCAAATTTATGGCCATAGCACAGTAAGTATTTTTGGGTATCAGCCTTCGGTTGGTACCTCATCAATTGCAGTTTGGGAAAACGCATCTGCATACACTTTTCCATCCTCAGCATCCACAATGACGGTTGCAAGTGGTTCTGCAAC